CGCCGTAAAGGCGAGACCAGTGCTTTAGTGCGCGACACTTTGTATGTAATATACATACAAACCACATTAGGAGTTATCCTGTTGACACTTACCCGTAAGAGCCGTCGTATAGGAACTAACGAGATTAACACCTCGTACCTTTATTACGATGGCACTCTTCTGTCGACGCATACTGCGTCGTTCATTGGAGCCGAGACTACTTTTTCGGAAGGCCATGCTTGGCCACCTCGCAAGAGGTCGAAAATAGTAGATCGTGGAGGCCCGTTTCTAAATCAGAAAAGGATTATCGAGTCACATCCTTGTGATCTCGGTACCATTTCGATGAAGTACGGTGGCGTCATTCGAAGGTATAATAACCTTAAGATATACGCCGGAGGATTCGGTAACCGTAATTTTACGGATGCCGATTTTAGATCTGATGTTCCTACCGTTGGTGCCATGAATGCTCTTGGTGCCACCGGCATAGCCCGAGCAAGCCCGGTTCGCTCCATGGGAGGAATCGGTGCCTTTATCGGGGAACTCAGAGATATACCTCGCCTTCCAACTCGTCTTATTGCGAATGGTAAAGGAGTCCGGTTTTTGAGTAATCCGGGTAACTTATACCATCACATTGCCGATCTTAAGGAGAGAGTTCGGTTCTTTAAAGAACTTGGCAATCATTACCTTAATATCGAGTTCGGGTGGAAACCCTTTGTGAATGACCTCTTGAACACGGTTTCAAACGTGACCAAGACAGAAAAGCGATTAGCTTACCTGCTCCGTAATAACGGAAGGATTATCAGACGCAAAGTAGTCATCAACAATTCGACATACATCACTGGGACTTCTACGTCCAACTTCGCTGCGGGCTACCCCGTAGTGGAGAGTGAGTTTATCGATGCGTACGGCAAGCTCAAGTGGGAGCGAAGGGAATCAGCAAAGTCTCAATTTACTGGTGCGTTCAAGTATTACTTGGACTATCACCATGGGACTCCAATGACCCCTAAGCTTCACCGACAGCTTATGAGAATATTATACGGTGCGGACTTTAGTCCTGCTACCGCGTATAAACTCTTGCCGTGGACATGGTTGTCAGACTGGTTTACCAATATATCCGATAACTTGGACAATATGGTATCTTATCAGAATGACTCCCTAACGATAGTGTATGGGTATGTTTGCGATATAAAGCAAACGGTAGACCAGTACACTCTTGCCGGCGCGCGTATTGCGGGCCGAGAAGTTGGTTGTACCCAAGCTGATATCAATCAGTATATTGGGCGAACCAAATCGACTCCCTATGGTTTTGGCTTAGACCCTTTCAGTTTCTCACTGAGACAGGGCGCCATAGTAGCTGCTTTGGGATTGTCCCGAAGCAAGCCTCAGCATTTTCGCTGAAAACACCAAACTTTGTTTGTGTGAACTAAAGGAGTACTGTGCCAATGTTGGCAGATCCTCAGTCAGTCACCCCTCCTACTCTGGGAGCTCAATCGCTTCCAGCCGTAGTGCGTGGCGTTAACTCTTCTTCCTATAAAAAGGCGGATGGTACATTTCAACTTACCATTTCGCACAGCTATGGAAAAAGAAATAGGCATGTGGCTCGCGTTGATTTTAACAAAATCGCCGCTGACCCTCTTATCTCTGCTCAGAATATTAAGTACTCTATGAGTGCTTATCTGGTCATTGATGAGCCTATCACGGGTTTCTCTCGTGCAGAGTGCGCGGACATTGCGAATGGGCTTATTGCCTATCTCGCTGCCTCCACTTACGCGAAAGTCACCAACATCGTTGGAGGCGAATCGTAGTAATACGATCGCTCATGTGATTGAATGAAGATTCATCACTTGTTTCCGTGGATGTTAATTCTCGGTTTTGGCCTCCTCGTGTGTCTGATCCTTTTGGGAACAGCCATTACTTGGGTTAGCTTTCACTGAGAGCTGTTGCTGCTAGTTGGCCGGGATTCTGCGACTCACCTTTAACGGAGAGCACAGATGAAAAGCCTTATGCAGTTACTCTTTTGTGTGCTAGAAGATTCTAGCACCTTTTGTCGCGCTAGCACCACCAGAGATTTTAAAACAATCTCTGCTCGGGTCGAACACGAAGGAATATCGTTTTTAACGATTTCCCTTCCGAACTTCTGTAAGGACTTCGAAAGAAGTCTTGAAGTTCAATATGTTGACACATCTCTCTTTCTTGGTTTCAAGAAGAGAGGAGCGCTCCCCTGTTTGTTTAGAGGTTTGCTCTGTCAGGTGTTCGATCCTGGTTCTGGTTTCCTTCTGGAGGAACCTAATCATGATGCAATATTCTTTATACGGCAGATTACTTTGCTGTATAAGAAACTTAGCCTTCAATGCACTGATAAGCGCATTAAGGCCGCATTTGACGGTTACGTCCAGTGTGATAATGAAGTCAGAGAACGAAGTCGGAATTTGCACCCTTCTCTCTATGAGAGATTCGGAAGCATTTCTGACGTTCTGTGGGGTTCTACCCTCCAGTCCGTTAACTCCGTGGTTCGGCGAGGAACTCATGTTCCACGCCATGGCCCGGGAGCTACCGCTCAGAGAATTTCCGGAAATCGGAAATTCTCAATCCAAGAGTGGCACTCTCGTCTCGATGTGTTCTTCCCGAGTGATGTCTTCTGCATTCCTTCTTGGAATGACGCTGATTCGCTCGAGAGAATTGACTTCTTAGAACCCGATGCAGAACGGCCCGTTAGGGTCATTACTGTACCTAAAACGTTGAAAACCCCTAGAATTATCGCGATTGAGCCTGTGTGTATGCAATATACACAACAAAGCCTTCTCGAGATTTTAGTCCCATGCTTAGAGAAGAGTACCGTACTCCGTGGAGCCTTAGGCTTCACGAATCAGGTACCTAATCAACAGCTGGCTCTGTCCTCTTCAAAGACTGGCGTCTCATCAACGCTAGACCTCTCTGAAGCCAGTGATAGGGTTTCCAATCTGCTTGTCTTACGCATGCTTGATTGCGTGCCAGATTTTTCTGGTGCTCTACAGGCTTGTCGTTCGACTTCTGCAGACGTACCTGGACATGGGATTATAACCCTTGCCAAGTTTGCGTCTATGGGTTCGGCGTCATGTTTTCCCGTTGAAGCTATGGTCTTTCTGACCATTTGCCTATCTGGGATCTTGAGGCGCCAAGGAACACCGGTCACCCTGAAAAGCCTAAAAAAGGCTATGGAGGGTGTGCGAATCTATGGTGACGATATCGTTGTCCCCACAGAATATGCGCAGTCCGTGATAAGTGAACTGACAGACTTTGGTCTGAAAGTGAACCTCGCTAAGTCTTTCGTAACTGGTAAGTTCCGAGAGTCCTGCGGGATGGACGCATACGACGGTACAGATGTAAAACCTACATATGTCCGAAGAATGTTTCCTGAATCACGGCGTGACACTGAGAACGTTATAAGTCTGTTCTCACTGTACAACCAGCTTTATAAGGCTGGACTATGGTGTGCTGCAGGCTTTCTGCTTAAGCATATGAAGAAGGTAAAACTTCCTCATCCCTGCGTGGCGGATACGTCTCCAGTTTTAGGCTTGCACTCTGTCTTAGGATATGAGACTGAGCGAATGTGTCCCGACCTACATAGACCTTTAGTTAAAGGGTTAGTAGTTAAAGGGACTCCGCGAAGTGACCCACTTAATGGGTATGCGGCCTTACTGAAGTTCTTCCTCAAGAGAGGGTTAGACCCGATCTTTGATGTGAAGCATCTCGAACGTTACGGACGTCCTGAGCACGTCGACATAAAAGCCAGGTGGGCTCCACCTTTTTAGTTTCAGTGGAGTGTCTTTTAGAGACAGTGGAGAGATGAGTAGTTTTCTCTTCTGGCCCAACCCGTTAGCTGTAGCGAGAAATTAATCGCAAAGCTTTTATAGTAGGTCTTTGTAGGGTGTAGTGCAACGTTAGCACTAATCTCACCCAAATGCGAGGACGGTAATTCCGTCCTCTCTTCCTAGGCAGACTACCGGC